TCGCGCGACGGCAACAGCTCGGACGGGATCAACCCGCACTTCGCCGCCCGCGACGAGGTCCACCGCTGGACCGACCGGGAGCTGGCCGAGGTGCTGACGAACTCGATGATCGCCCGCGCCCAGCCCATCGACTGGGCGATCACCACCGCCGGCGCCGACCGCGCGAGCCTCTGCGGCGAGATGCGCGACTATGCCGAGGAGGTGGTGCGCGGCACCGTCGCCGACGACAGCTTCTTCGCCTATGTGGCCGAGCCCCCGCCCGACTGCGACGTGGCCGATCCCCGGTTCTGGAAGATGGCGAACCCGAACCTCGGCGTCGCCTTCTCCGAGGAGCGGTTCGGCGAGATGTACCGGGAGGCGACCGTCATCTCCGGCAAGATGCCGAACTTCCGCCGGCTGCACATGAACCTCTGGACCGAAGGCGCCCAGACCTGGATCGCGCGCGACGTCTGGGACCGCGGCGCCGAGCCCTTCGATCCGCGGTCGCTCTACGGCCTGCCCGCCTGGGTGGGCCTCGATCTCTCGAAGACCACCGACCTGACCGCCATCTCGGTCGCCGTGCCGAAGGACGGGCAGATCTATCTGCTGGCTTATTCCTTTCTGCCCGAGGGGCCGAAGGGCTTCATCGCCCGCGCCCAGAAGGAGAAGCGCGAGTACGTCGCCTGGCGCGATGCGGGCTGGCTCGAGGTCCATTCGGGCGGCGTGATCGACGAGGATCAGGTGATCGAGCGGCTCGAGACGATCCGGGCCCGGTTCGACCTCCGCGAGCTCGCCTACGACCGCTGGGGCATGAAATACATGGCGAAGGAGCTCCTGAAGCGCCGCTTCCCGCTGGTCGAGCACGGGCAGGGCTACGGCTCGATGTCCTCGCCGATGAAGCGGTTCGAGGAGGCGGTGGCGAGGGGCCGGATCCGGCACGCGGGCAACCCGGTGCTGGCCTGGGCGGTGGGGAACGTGCACCGCGACGAGGATGCGGCCGAGAACATCAAGCCGAACAAGGCCCGCTCGAAGGGCCGGATCGACCCAGCGGTGGCCGCGATCATGGCGCTCGGCCGCGCCGAAGCCGCCGAAGGCCGCCGCCGCGCACGCGAGGTGGAGACGGCGTGAGCGGAGGCCTCTCCTCACGCTGCGTGGATGGCGGCCCTCGGGACGGACGGAACGGGCACGACTTCTGGCGAGATCTCCGGCGTTACCCTGCCAGGGGTTGGCATGCGGATACTGCTGCCTTTCAGGGAGCGTCATTCGTCCCGATTGCGTTCGATCCCGACAGGATCTATTTTTGAATTGAGGGGCGATCAGTGATCGGCCCTCGGACAACGGAGACTGGATGTCAGAGCTTGTGTGATAGGGCTCTCTGAACAGCAGAGAGCCTCGTGAAACAAAGGTCGCCGGGCGCGGAAGCGCTTGGCATTTGATTCACATCTGCACACGAGACTTCAGTGAACATCTCCCGTAATGAACAACGTGCGCTGCACGTTCTGGCTCTCGGTGGCCGCATCCTGCATGAGCGCGATGACCGCCGTAAAATCACCGCTGTCACCTGCGTGACCCGCGAAGGCATGATCCTGTCCGACTTCGCGCTGGAAACCTTCCTCCGCCTGCGGCGCAAGCGGCTGATCGAATCCCGATCCGGCAGCCCCTACTGCATCTCGAAACGCGGGCGCTTGTCGGTGCGGGCCCAACTCGACAATCAGGGGGCGTGACATGCTGATCCGAAACGAAATCGCCGATGACCTCCCCGCAATACGCGCGGTCGTGACAGAGGCCATGAAGATGCTGGCGCAATCCACTGGCACCGAGGCGCAGATCATTGACAGGTTGAGGGAAGACAAAGCTCTCGCCCTGTCACTCGTGGCGGAAGACGATGGCCGGGTGGTTGGTTATCTCGCCGCATCCCGAGCCCGGATCGGGGCGCATGACGGCTGGGGCCTGATCGGGCCGCTTGCGGTCCTGCCGTCCAGACACCGCCAAGGGATTGGCAGCACCCTGATGGCGGCCGCAATCCTGCGATTGCGGGCAACCTTCCAGGGAGCCGTCCTCGTTGGCGATCCCGGATACTATGGCAGGTTCGGCTTCAGGGCCTGTCCGGGGCTGGGCGTGGGATCCGTTCCATCCGAGTTTGTGCTGGCCTTGCCCTTCGGTGCTGCAGAGCCGCGAGGCGAAGTGATCCATCATCCGGCATTCGGCCTGAAGCAACAAGCATGACGCGAGTCTGGGCCGCGCCGAAAGCTGCGCGGCCCAGGCAACCTGTGCCGATTGCGACCGTCCGCTCGGGCTCGGAGCCGACATTGCGTTTCCAGACCCTGAAGCTCCCACCAGCATCACGGAAGAAAAGGCAGGCGCTCCCCGCAGGATCGTCTGGCGGAAGGAAAGGACCGGCATGAGCAGATGGCTCCGATTTGGCGCTTCGCGAATGGCGGGCGCCTCCGTCCGCGCTGAGCCGCCGGTGACGGCGCCGCAGGTCGCGGCCGAGGCGAGCGGGACGGCGTCGCCGAAGCCCTGGCTGCAGGAGGTGGGCTGGAGCTCGGGCGGCGCGAGCCGCATCCGCACCCTGCCCCGCGTCTCGGCCGACGTGGCGCAGCGCCATGCCACGGTCTATGCCTGCTGCGCCGTCATCGCGGGCGATCTCGCCAAGGTGCCCCTGAAGCTCTTCCAGCGCACCGGCGACGGCCGCGAGGTCCGGGTGCGGGACCACGCCGCGCCCTATCTTCTCAACGTGGAAGCCGCGCCGGGCGTGGCGGCTTCGGTGGTGCGGTTCGCGCTCGGCTACGCCTTCACGCTCCGCGGCAATGCCTTCGCCTGGGCGCCACGCGACGGGGCGGGCGAGCTCGAGCTGATCGATCTGGTGCGCCAGTCCGGCTGCAGCGTGCTCCGCGCCGGCCGGGATCGGTTCTACGATTTTGAGGATGGCGCGGGCCTCCGCCGCCGCGCGCCTGCCCGCGCGATGATCCATCTGCGCTACATGGCCGAGGACGGCTGGACCGGGCGCAGCCCGCTCGAGGTCGCGGCCGAGAGCGTGGGCCTTGCGCTGGCAGGCCAGGAGTCGGCGGCCCGTGCCGCCTCGGGCGTCACCGCCCGCGCCGTGATCCGGCTCCGCGACGATTACGAGGATGACGAGGCCCGCGTCAGGAGCGCCCGCCGGGTGGCCGCGGCCCTCCGCGCGCCGGAGGTCGAGGGCTTCCCGATCCTCGGCGAGGGTGAGGATGTGCAGACGCTCGACATGAAGGCCGCCGACCAGGAGCTCCTCGGCAGCCGCAAGTTCGACCGCGAGCAGATCGCCGCCATCTACCGCGTGCCGCCGGCGAAGCTCCAGATGATGGAATACGGGGTGAAGGCCAATGGCGAGCAGCAGGCCATCGACTATCTGACCGACTGCCTTCTCCATTGGGCGAAACAGGTCGAGGATCAGCTCGCGCTCGGCGTGCTCACCGAGGCCGAGCGCCGCGCGGGCCTCTTCTTCCGGCACGACTTCGGCGCCCTGCTGCGGCCCACGACAAAAGAGAGATACGAGGCGCTCGCCAAGGCGGTGGGCGGCCCGATCCTGACGCCGAACGAGGCGCGCCGCATCGACGGCTACGATCCCATCGAGGGCGGCGACCGGCTGAACCCGGCCCCGAACATGACCCGCAGCGAGGAGACAGACCCATGACCCGCACGCTCGCCAGCCTTTTCGGCCCCCTGCAGCCCATGGCGCTGGCCGAGGATCTCGCGGCGCCTCTCCTCGCTCTTCCGATCCCGGAAGGCGCGGCCGATCCCGCCGCAGCCGCCAGCGGTGCGGCGGCCGGGCCTGCCGTTCCCGACCGCTTCACCGTCGCGCGCGGCCTCGCGGTGGTGCCGGTGCGCGGGATCCTCACGCCGAACATGGCGCAGTACGAGCGCTGGTTCGGCTGGGCCACCTATCACGGCCTGGCCGAGACGCTGGCGCATCTCGCCGCCAGCGAGGATGCCGCCGCCATCGTGCTCGAGATCGACAGCCCGGGCGGCCTCGTCTGCGGCATCGAGGCCGCGGCCGAGGCCATCGCGGCGGCCGCCGCCGTGAAGCCGGTCCATGCCCTCGTCTCGCCGCTGGCCGCCTCCGCCGCCTACTGGCTGGCCTCGCAGGCCTCCGAGATCGTGATGACGCCCGGCGCCGTGGCGGGCTCCATCGGCGTGGCACTGACCGCCGCCGCTCACGTCCAGCCGGGTGCCAACGGTGCGCAGATCTTCGAGATGAGCTCGCGCCACGCCCGCGCCAAGCGCCCGGACGCCTCGACCGAGGCCGGCCGCGCCGAGCTCCAGCGCAGCCTCGACGAGGCCGAGGCCGCCTTCCACGCCGCCGTCTCCGCTGGCCGCGCCATCCCGGCGGCCGAGCTCGCCGCCCGCCTCAGCGTGACCGACGATCCGCAGGACGGCGGCGCCACCTTCCGCGCGCCCGAGGCCATCCGCCGCGGCCTCGCCGACCGCACCGAGACCCGCGCCGCCTTCTACGCCCGCCTCACCGCCCGCACCGCGCCGAAGCCCCGCAGCCCCAGCCGCGCCTTCGCCGCCCGCGCCGCCGCGGCCGCGGCGCTTGCCCGGAGCTGATCGCCTTTTGCAGCGACCATGGCCCGACGAAAGCTGCACCGGCTCCCGCAGATCAAACGATCAAATAGACGATGAGAAGGTATCCGGCTGCGACGGAGAGGCCTATCAACCAGGTCCGCGGATCATTGAGCTTGCCGTAGCTCGACCAATGAGAGCGGATGGCTTTGCTGCCGAGTTTTAAGAGCCGTTCCGTAATGGAGCGCGCCACTCTGCTGCTTTCATCGGGCTCGATCATGCGCAGGAACTCCGCATCCGCGGTGGACAGATAAGGCTCAGGGCCGACGGTGCCCTGCGAGCCAAGCCGTAACCTCCTTGAGCCATTCGCCGCAAGCGGTAGGCACCTGACCCTATAGCTGCAGTTCCCCTAGATAGGGGAACTGTCCGAGCCCCTCCCCTTCCCCATCCCCCGCCCATGGCGGGGCCGTTCGGCTGCGCGGATGCAGCCCTGCCAAGAGAGGATCCCATGGCACGACAGAATCTCGACGACCTGCGCCGCGCCCGGAAGGCCGCGGCCGACACGATGGCCGCGGTGGCCGCCCGCATCGGCGCGCTCGAGGCGGCCGAGACGCCGGATGCGGCCGCGCTCGAGGCCGAGACCGCGGCCTTTGCCGCCGCCGAAGCCGCCTTCGCTAAGGCCGACGCCGCCGTGACGCGCGCGGCCGCCGTCGAGGCCGCGCAGGCGGCTGCGGCGCAGGGCGATGGCGCGGGCGCCGGGAGCGGGACCGGTGCCGCCGAGGCGGTGCCCGCCGTGGCCGCCGATCCGGCGCATCGCGGGGTGGCGGCGGGCTTCATGGTCCAGGCGCTCGCGCGCACCAAGGGCGACCGGGACAAGGCCGCCCGCCTCCTCGAGGCCGAGGGCCATGGCGCGATCTCGGCCGCGCTCTCGGGGGCGAGCGAAGTCGCGGGCGGCGTCACCATCCCGCGGCCGCAGGCGGCCGAGCTGATCGAGATGCTCCGCGCCCGCGTCGTCGTGCGGGCCTCGGGCGCCCGCACCCTGCCGATGCCTGCAGGCGAGATGCGGCACGCGAAGCAGATGGGCTCGGCGGTCGCCGCCTATGCGGCCGAGAATGCGGCCATCGCCCCGAGCCAGCCCAGCTTCGACAAGATCGACCAGAGCTTCAAGAAACTCTTGGGCATGGTCCCCATCGGCAACTCGCTCCTGCGCCATTCGGGCGTCGCGATGGCCCAGCTCGTGCGCGACGACCTCCTGAAGGTGATGGCGCTGCGCGAGGATCTGGCGTTCCTGCGCGGCGACGGCAGCGCCGACACGCCGAAGGGGCTGCGCCACTGGATGCTGCCCGCGAACTGGTCCGCCGCACCGGTGGCGGCCACGCCGGCCGCGGCCGAGGCCGCGATCCGGCGCGCGGTCTCGCTCGTGGAGGATGCCGATGTGGGCATGGTCTCGCCCGGCTGGATCATGCGGGCCTCGACGAAGAACTGGCTCGCGAGCCTGAAGGACGCGAACGGCAATCCGCTCTTCCCGTCCATCGGCGCCTCGGCCCAGCTCATGGGCTTCCCGATCCGCACGAGCTCGCAGATCCCCGACAACCTCGGCGCGGGCGGCGACGAGACCGAGATCTACTTCGGCGACTTCGACGAGGCGATGATCGGCGACAGCATGGCCCTCGTCGTGGGCTCCTCCACCGACGCCTCCTTCGTCGACGGCAATGGTGTCAACGTCTCGGCCTTCCAGAACGATCTCACGCTGATGCGGGCGATCTCGGAGCACGACTTCGCGCCGGCGCATGACGAGGCCTTCGCCGGCTTCAACGCCTCGGGCTGGACGCTCTGACGCTGCGCCCGGCCTCGCGCCATCCTCCCCGTTCCGCTCCCTCCTCGGCCCCGGCGTCCACCGGGGCCGAGTGCCGTTACCGCACCCGGGCCAGCGCCCGATCCGGCTCCACCCCTTCCCACTCAGTCCCGGCGCTCCCCGGGGCCGAACCACATTCATCTCCCGGAGAGATTCATGAAGACCATCGTCACCTTCATCCGCCCCTGGAACCGCTACAACCGCGGCGAGATCGCGGGCTTCGACCCCGCGACGGCCGCAGGCCTGATCGGCATCCACGCGGTGCCGTACCGGCCGGCCGAGGCGACGCCCGCCGCGATCCCGGCCGCTGCCCCTGCCCCCGCTCCCACGGCACCGGAGCCCGCGCAGAGCTTCGAGACCGCCATGGCCGCGCTCGAGACCCCGGCGGAGACCGCGCCGAAGGCCGCCGCCGGCGCCGACCTGCCGGTGCAGGGCCGGCGGAAGTGACCCCATGCGCGTGATCGAGCCCCCGGCGCTCGCGGTGTCGGTCGAGGCCTTCAAGCGAGCGGTCCATCTCGACGGGCCCGACGACGATCTCCTGATCGCCGAGCTCCTCGCCGCCGCCACCGAGGTGGTCGAGACCGCCGCCCGCCGCCCTCTCATGCCCCGGCTCGTGGGTTTCGAGACCCCGGCCGGGCGCTGGTCGCGCTGGTATCTGCCCATCGCGCCGGTGATCGAACTGGTGGAGATCTCCGACCCCGCCGCCCGCCTCGTGCGCGGCTTCACCGAGCCCGCGCTCGAGCGAACGGCGGCGGAGGGCGCGGTCAGCCTCACCGCGCTCTGCGGCCACGAGGATCCGGCCCGGATCCCGCGCGGCCTCTGTCAGGCGGTGATCCTGCTCGCGAAGGAATGGCACGATGCCGGGATCGGCCCGGCCGAGACTGCCCCGCCGCTCTCCTTCGGCATCCAGCGCCTGATCCGGCAGGCGCGCTACGCCCGGCCGATGGTGTCGGAATGAGAGCCCCGCGCTTCGACCGCCGGGTGCAGATCCAGCGCGCCACGCCCGCCGACGGCGGCTTCGCCTCGGTCGAGGTCTGGGCCGACCATGGCGCGCCGATCTGGGCCGCCCGCGCCGATCTCAGCGACGGCGAGCGCTGGCAGGCGGCCGAGGTCGCGGCCAGCGTCACCACCCGCTTCACGCTCCACCGCACCGCCTTCGCGAGGGGCCTCACGCCGAAGGACCGGCTCACCTGCGACGGCCGCAGCTTCGAGATCTCCGGCATCAAGGAAGGCGGCGCCGGCCGCCGCTTTCTCGAACTGACCTGTTCCGCGAGGACCGACCGATGAGCCTCACCGTCTCCGTCACAGGCCTCCGCGAACTCGAGGCCCAGCTTGCAAAGCTCTCGAAGGCCACGGGCAAGGCGGCTCTGCGGCGGGCGCTGAAGACGGCGGCGCAGCCGCTGGCCGATCTGGCTCAGAGCAAGGCCCCGGTCGGCGACACCCGCACACTGGCGCCCTCGATCACGGTCGGGACCCGCCTCAGCAAGCGGCAGGCGAAGCGGCACCGCCGCATGTTCCGCGACGACCGGGCCAGCGTCGAGATGTTCGTGGGCGCCGGGCCGCTCCCGAGCGCGCATAACCAGGAGTTCGGCAACATCCACATGGCAGCGCAACCCTTCCTGCGCCCGGCCTGGGATCAGGACCGCGAGGCCCTCCTCGAGCGCCTCCGCGCCGATCTCTGGCAGCAGGTCTCGAAGGCCATCGTCCGCGCGGAGAAGCGCGCGGCCCGGGCGGCAGCGAAGGCCGCCGGGGGCTGACCCATGGAGGAAGCCCTCCGCTCCCTCCTCCTCGGCGCGCCGGCGGTGGCAGCTCTCGTCGGCCGCCGCGTGAACTTCGGCCGCCATCCGCAGGGCGACCCGCTGCCTGCGCTCGTGCTCACCACGGTGAGCGACCGGGAGGGGTTGACCCTCCGCGGGCCGGACGGGCTGCAGCAGGCCCGCGTCCAGATCGACTGCTACGCCGAAAGCTACGGCGCAGCGAAACAGCTTTCCCGCGCCGTGCGTGCCGTGCTCCACGGCCACAGCGGCGGCGGGTTCCGAGGTGTCTTCCTCGACGGCGCGCGCGATCTCCGCGAGCCGGGCGACGACACCGGGCGGCCCTTCCGGGTCTCGCTCGACTTTCTCACCATCTATTCAGCATAGGAGGGCCGGATGGCCTCGAAACAGATCATCGCCTACGGGGCCGAGGTGGAGCGCTCCACCGACGGCACCGCCTGGAGCGCGATCCCGGAAGCCAAGGGGATCGCCGTGCCTGCCGTCGAGCAGGATTATCAGGACGTGACCTCGCTCGACAGCGAGGGCGGCTATCGCGAGTACATCAAGGGGCTGAAGGACATCGGCCAGATCACCATCCCGATGGGCTACACCTCGGCGGGCTACGCCGCGATGATCGCCGATCAGGAGGCCGCGCACCCGATCTACTACCGCGTGACGATGAAGCCCGCCCCGGACCAGAGCACCGGCGACGTGTTCGAGTTCCGCGGCTTCCCCGTGCCGCAGCTCGAGGCGGGCGATCTCGGCGCGCCGGTCGGCATCAACCTCAACATCCGCGGGACCGGCGCGCCCACCTGGACGCGGGGGACGGAGGCATGAACATGATGCGCGGGGCGGTTCCTTTCGAGGCGGAGGGGCGCGCGCGCTTCCTCCGGCTCACCACCAACGCCCAGGTCCGCTATCAGGAGCGGGCCGGGGAGACCCTCGTCGATGCCATCGTGGCGATGCAGGGCGAGGCGTCGCAGGGCGACATGCTGCGGCTCCGGCGCCTGATCTGGGCCGGCATGGGCCACGAGGGTCTGAGCGAGGATGCAGCGGGCGACCTGATCGACGAGATCGGGCTCGCCGAGGCCTCGCGGCTTCTGGGCGATGCGATCCGCGCCGCCTTCCCCGAGGCGGCCAAGGCCGAGGCCGAAGCTGAGACCGGGACCAAGGACGCAGGGGGAAACGCCCCGGCGCCGGCGAAGCCCAAGGCAAAGCCGGCCGCGGCCTGATCGAGGACCTCCTCGCCCGGTGGCTCGCCGCCGGGCAGGAATACGAGCTCTTCTGGCGGCTCACCCCGCGCGAGGTGCTGGGGGTGCTCGAGGGCGACTACAAACGGCGCCGGCGCGAGATCGAGGACAGGCGCGTGCTCCAGCACGAGCTCGCCACCCTCGTGGCCTTCGCCTTCCACCAGCCAAGCAAGATGCCGGACTACAAGCCGTCGGCAGAGGCAGGCGCGCCGCCCGCGCAGAAGGCGGACACCGGCTGGGATACCGACCACGAGCGGGTGCGCGGCCTGCTCATCGGGATGGCGCTCAGAGGGCGCGGCTGATCCCCCGCATGGCACGGCCCGCGCCGGACCAAGACCGCCCATTGCAACATGAACCGGCCGCCTTCGCCGGACCAGCCCCCACAACGCAACTGACCAGGCCGCCTCCGGGCGGCCTTCTCCATGAGGAGGCTTCCCATGTCGGCAGTCATCGGCGCACTCCGGGTCAACCTCGGCCTCGACAGCGCAGAGTTCCAGAAGGGCCTGAAGAAGGCGCAGTCCTCGCTCGGGGCGGCGGCCAAGGCCTTCGGCGCGCTCTCGGCCATCGGGGCTACGGTGGGCGCCGCGATGACGGGCATCGTCGTGCCGACCGCCCGCGCCGCCAACGAGATCTCGCGGCTGGCGCAGGTCGCGAACACCACGCCCGGGACGCTGCAGCGCTGGTCGGCCGCCTCGAAGAGCGTGGGCATCGAGCAGGAGAAGCTCGCCGACATCCTGAAGGATGTGAACGACAAGGTGGGCGACTTCCTCTCGACCGGCGGCGGCGAGATGAAGGACTTCTTCGAGAAGATCGCGCCGAAGGTCGGCGTCACGGCGAAGGAGTTCCGCGCCCTCTCGGGGCCGCAGGCGCTGCAGCTCTATGTCTCGAGCCTCGAGAAGGCGGGCGTCTCGCAGGCCGAGATGACATTCTACATGGAGGCCATCGCCAACGACGCGACCCTCCTCCTGCCGCTTCTGCGGAACAACGGCGCCGAGATGGAGCGGCTCGGGGACCAGGCGGCCGACCTCGGCGCGATCCTCGGCGATGATGCGGTGGCCGCGCTCCGCGACGCCCACCTCGCGCTCGGGCAGATGGCCACGGCGGTCTCGGCCGCCCGCGACCGGATCGCGGCCGAGCTCGCCCCCGCGGTCGAGGCCATGGCCGTGGCCTTCACGACCTCCATGCGCGAGGGCGGGCTGCTGCGCGGCATGATCGACGGGATCGGTGCGGTCGCCGGCGCGGTGGCGGACAACATCGACCGGCTGGCGGTCTATACTGCGACGGCGGCGGCGGCGCTGGCCGTCTCGATGACGCCGGCCCTGATCGTCGCCACCCGCGCCGCGTGGGCCTTCGTCGCGGGTCTCGTCGCCACCCGCGCCGCCCTGATCCGCACCGGCCTCGGCATCGCCGTCGTGGCCGTGGGCGAGCTGGCCTACCAGATCACGCGCGCGGTCAAGGCGGTGGGCGGCCTCGGCGCTGCCATGGAGATCATGGGCCGGGTGGCCCGCGGCGTCTGGGAGGGAATGAAGACCAGCGCCACCGCCCTCGGCCCGGCGCTCAATGCGGTCTGGAAGACGGTCGAGGCGGGCTTTCTGACCTTGATCGCCGCCGTCGCCCGCAAGTGGACGGACTTCCTGCGCGACCTGTCGCAGGGCATGGCGGCCGTGCCCGGCATGGGCGAGGCGGCGCTCGAGGTGGGCAACATGGCGATCATGGCCGGGTCCGGGGTCCATGCCCTGACCTCGGCCGCCCAGGGCGCGCGCGACGAGGCGCAGGCGCTGAAGGAGGAGGCCCGGGCGCTGGCCTCCGAGGGCTTCGACGCCGCCGCCGCGGCTGCCGCCGAGCTGCGGTCTGCAGTGACGGACACCGGGGAGGCCGCCGACGGGGCGGCGCCGTCCGTCTCCGACCTCGGCGACAATGTGTCGGACCTCGGCGGCGCCGCGGGCGGCGCCAAGCAAAAGCTCTCCGATCTCGTCACGGCCGCGAAGGCATGGAAGGAGCGGCTGAAGACGCCGGTCGAGAAGTACCGCGAGGAGATCGCGAAGCTCGGGGAGCTCTCGAAGAAGGGCCTGCTCTCGGCCGACGAGCACCGGCGCGCCATCGGCGAGCTGAACAAGGAGCTCGGCGAGGGCGTTCCGATCATCGGCGACGTGGCCACGGCCTGGGGCGAGTTCGTCGCCGGCGGGTTCCGGGACTTCAAGGGCTTCGCGGGCCGCGTCCTCGGGAGCTTCAAGAGCATGCTGGCCGAGATGATCGCCACGGCGGCGCGCAACCGGATCGTCATCGGGATGGGGCTCGGCGGCAGCGGCCTCGCCGGCACCGCCGCCGCGGCGGGCGTGCCGGGCATGGGCGGTGGGGGCCTCGGGATGCTGGGCAGCCTCTTCGGCGGTGGCGGCGGTGGCGGGTTCCTGGGCGGCATCGGCAATGCCTTCAGCGCCTTCGGCAGCGGCGCTCTGGGCTCGCTCGGCAACTTCTTCTCGGGCGGCCTCTCCGGGGGCTTTGCCTATATCGGCCAGTCGCTCAGCATGGCGTCCGGAAGCCTCGTGGGACTGGCGCAGGCAGCGGGCGCGATCCTCGGCCCCATCGCCGCCGTGGCGGCGGCCGTCTCCTTCTTCGGCTCGAAGACGAAGCTCCTCGATGCCGGGCTCCGCGTCACCGTGCGCGAACTGAATGCCATGGTCGAAACCTACAAGAAGGTGGAGAAGTCCCGGTTCGGCGGGCTGTCGAAGTCGCGGCGCACGAGCTATGGCCTTGCTGACGGCGCGGTGGCCAGCCCCATCGTCAAGGCCGTGGGCCAGATGCAGGCATCCGTCCTCGAGGTCGCGGACACGCTCGGCATCGGAGCCGAGGCCTTCAAGGGCTTTGCGGCCTCCGTGAAGTTCTCGACCAAGGGCCTGTCGGACGAGGAGATCGGCGCGAAGCTGCAGGAGAAGCTCACCGAGCTCAGCGACGACTTCGCAGCCCGTGCCTTCGGCTATGTCGGAAAGAACGACCAGGCGATCAAGGATCTCGAGAAGCGGATCGCGGAGGGCACCTCCGAGGCAGTCGTGACCGGCCTCAAGGGATCCCTCGGCGACCGGCTGCTCTCCGCCTTCTTCGGCCGGAAGCAGCAGGGCGATCTGGCCGAGCTGATCGCGGGCAACACGCTCGTCTCGACCCGCCCCGAGCTCGCCGCTCTGGTCAAGGAGGGCGAGAGCTTCGTCGAAGCCCTGCAGCGGCTGAGCGCGGCCATGACCGGGGTCAACGGCGTCATGGACACGCTGGGCATGAGCTTCCGGGCGGTGGACATGGTGACCGCCGGCATGGCCTCGGATCTGGCCGCGCTCTTCGGTGGGCTCGAGGGAATGGTCTCCGCCACCTCCTCCTATTACCAGGCCTTTTACAGCGAGGCCGAGCGGATGGAGACGGCGACGCGGCAGGCGACCGAGGCGCTGGCCAAGCTGGGCATCGCACTGCCCGAGACCCGCGCCGAATATCGCCGGCTGGTCGAGGCGCAGGATCTGACCACCGAGCGCGGCCGGGAGCTTTACGCGGCCCTCGTGGGCATGGCGGGCGTCATGGATCAGATCCTGCCGAGCTTGGCCAGTCTCTTCGCCGAGCTGGCGGGCCTCGTGGGCACGATCACCACGGATCTCGACGGGATGATCTCCGGCGCGGCCGAGGCGCAGCGGGCAGCGGCCGCGGCGGCGAAGGGCTGGTATCAGGTCACGCTCTCTCTGCGCGACTATATCGGCGACCTGCGCAGCGCGGCGTCCGAGCTGATCTCCCCCGCGGTCGCGGCGGCCCAGTCGCAGGCGCGCTACCAGACGATGCTGGCGAGCGCGATGGCGGGCGATCAGGAGGCGGCCAAGGCCGTCTCCGGCGCGGCTTCGGCCTATATCGAGGCCGTGCGCGGGCAGGCCCGGTCGGCGGTGGATGTGGCCCGCGCGCAGGCGCGGGTGCTCTCGGACCTGCAGCTCCTGCAGGGCGTGACCGGCCTCGAGGGGGCGAAGGAAGATGTGCTGGCCAGCCTCTATCGGGAGCAGGTCGATCTCCTGACCGAGGTGCGGGACTATCTGACCGGCGGCGAGGCGCTGAAGCCCGAGCAGATCGCGGCGTTGAACGCGCAGCTCGGATCGCTCGAAGGCGCCATCGCGGCGGCGAAGGAGATCAGCTACGCCGCGCTCCGCGAGCGGATCGATGTGACCGTGGGGCTGACGGCCACGGCCCAGATCCCGGCCGACCTGCGGCGCATCCTCAGGAATGCCACGAGCGGCGTCAAGGTCTCGCTCGACATGGTGCTGCGGCGGATGGATCTCTCACCGGATCTGGTCTGGATCGCGGCGAAGGCCTCCTCCGACCACCTCGCGCGCATCACCTATCTGGCGAAGACCGATGCGCTGCCCGAGGATCTGCGCGCGCTCGCCGCCGTTCGCGTGGCGCAATCGGTGCGCCGGCTCGCGCTGGTGATGGACAGGCCCGCCTCCGATCTCGGCATGGCGGAACTCCTGAAGGCCCTCGGCGCCAAGGGCGGCCGGATCACGCTCGGCGGGAGCTTCGCCTTCGACCCCTCGACCGGCTTCTCGACCTGGTTCGAGACCACCACCCGCACCACGCTCACCGCCCCCATGGGCGCCCTGCGCACCGCGCTCGGCGATCTGGCGGCCGCCGTGCGGGCAGAAACGGCCGCCGCGACGAAGAGGGGACAGGGGGCGGCTCTCTCGGCCTTCGCCGGCGGCCTCGCGAGCAACGCGGCAGGCGACATCCTCGCCACGGACAAGCAGATCATGACGATGGCCGCCAAGGCCGGGATCTCGACCGACGGCAAGACCATCGGGCAGGTGATGCGGGCCATCGAGGGCTTCTCGGCCACCGACGGGATCGAGACGATCCGCCGGCTGCCGGGGAGCCTGAAGGACTACCTCTGGGGCCTCTTCCAGCAGCGGAAGGGCCGGATCCCGCTCGATACCGCCGATTACCTGCGGCTCTACCCGGACGTGGCCGCGGACGAATATGGCTACGATCCGACCATCCACTACCGCAACCACGGCCGCGAGGCGATCCTTGCGGGCCTGCGCCCCTTCCGGCCGGAGGTGTTCGACTGGTCGGCCCTCGGCCTCGACGTCCCGGGCTTTGCCGCGGGCGGGCTCCATGCGGGCGGCCTGCGCCTCGTGGGCGAGCTCGGCCCCGAGCTGGAGGCCACCGGCCCGAGCCGCATCCACAGCGCGGGGCGGACCGCCGACATCCTCGGCGGCGCCGCCATGGGCGCCTCCGAAGTGGCAGGCGCCGTGCGCGACCTGCAGGCCGAGCTCGTGGCGCTGCGGGCCGAGAATGCCCAGATTGCGCGCGAGCTCGCCGAGATGAAGGTCTGGGCCCGCAAGGGCGCCGAGGCCTCCACCGCCACCGCGAAGGACCTGCGCCGGATCGGAACGGTGGGCGTCCGGATCGACCCGACGGAGGCCGTCTGATGCGGATCATCCTGCCGACCCCGGTCACGCCGGCAGCACTCCTTGCGAGCAACATTCCCGAGGACGATCATCCCGCCTGGGGCCCGGGCGTGACCTATGCCCGGGGCGCCCGCGTCGTGGCCGATCACGGTGTCTGGGAGAGCGTGGCCGACGACAACCAGGGTCACGATCCGGCGGGGGATACGCTCGGCAGCTGGTGGCTCCGGATCGGGGCCACCAACCGCTGGCGCGCCTTCGACGAGCGGATCGGCGGCCAGACGGTCGGCGGCCCCACCATCGCCTATTCCATCCGGCTGCCGCGCACGCTGAACCGCATCGCCTTCTTCAACCTCGATGCGGCTTCGGTCCGGGTGAAGGTCACCACGCCCGCCGGGGTGACGATCCACGACCGGACGGAGGGTCTCGTGGCGCGCGATCCGGTGGGCACCTTCTGGGAATATGTCTTCACCGAGTTCGCCTTCACCCCGAACGTGATCGTGGCCGCCCCGCTGCCCGCAGGCGCCACGCTCGACATCACGGTCACGGGGGGCGCCGTCACCCGGGTGGGCGAGATCGTCATGGGCCGCGACACGCCGGTCGGCACCACGGTGGCGGGCACCGGCCTCGGCCTCGTCGACTATTCCGTGAAGCAGCGCGACGAATGGGGCGGGCTCTATATCGTGCCGCGCCC